TAGAGGCACTAGCCGTAGCTGAGGTAGCTGCATTCGTTGCAGATGTTGCAGCGTTTGTTTCGCTATTAGCCGCATTGGTAGCTGAAGTAGCGGCATTAGTTGCACTTGTGGAAGCTTCAGAAGCCTTAGTTGTAGATGTGTCTGCATTAGATATTGCAGTGTTCTTAGCAGACACTGTATCGTTATACATACTTACATACGCAGCAGTGATGTCACCATCATCACCCTTTGGGCCTTGAGGGCCTACTACTGTGTTTGTGTAGTCATCATTATCTAGCTGTAAAGGGTTGCTTGAGACTGGTGTCCCTTGACCACGATCAATAGCCATGTATTTATCTCCGTACTAGTGACTGGCCAAAATAGAAACCGACCACAGCGTTAATAGAATGAGGTAGCCAGTTAGGAGTAACCATTCCTTGAAGGGTAACGAACTCAGTAACTGTCTTAGTTGTGTCTATAAATAAGAACTTAAATCCCTCAGTTACTTCAACCGGAACAACCGTTTGAAAACCGAGCAAAGGAGCAGCTAAAATGAAAGCTGCCATTGACATGAAGCAGACAACTAAGAAGCGTCTAATCCACTGTGCGTTAGGGTTCTGATGTTCCCTTGCTGCCTGAACACTACCCTCAGAGGCCTCAAAACGCCGTAGGAGCATCTTTTGCTCTTCAGCCTTATCCTTACGTGCATCTGCCCAAACTCTCAGTAGAGCGCCTAATAAGGTGCTCCCTAAGAGGGTGACTGCTTCTAGTGGTAATCCAAACATGATTAGAGTGATCCGTGATTATCGAGTACCTTCTTCTCCTGTGCCATGTGCTTAGCTCGTTTACGTTCCCAAGAGAGGTACGTACCAGCAAAGGCAGGGTCAGCAGGGTTAAGGGCTATATTAGGTGGAACAATAAACATATGAGCATCTTCTCTACAGACCTTACACTGCTTCGGGCCTTCCCGTTCAGCGATAGGTGTTAGGTGGTCTGTTACGTGATCGTTGGAGCACTTATACGAGTAGATTGGCATATATTCACCGTTAGGTAATTAATAGAAAACGGCCCCCATTGCGGGGGCCATTGGTACGTCAGCGAGTGCCGACAGTGGTTTAGCTGGCAGCTACCTTAAAGGCAACACCAGCGTTATCGCGTAGTTCAGCAACACCGTAGATAGTGTCAGCAGTGAACAAATCACCCAAGTACTCTTGCTTGTACTGAGTTTGGCTACGAACACCCATTTGCTCGGCTAGAACAACAGCATCCTTGTGTACCAAAGCGCCAACGCGGTTAGCGTTAGTGTCAGTAGTAGGTGCGTTGTTGGTTACGTATACGTCAACGCCATATACACGACCAATCTGACCGTTCTTGATTGCTTCACCAGTACCAATGAAGGCCTGTTCAGTGAAACGGTTGATACCCAACATGTCGCTCTTAGCAACAGGAGGAAGAATCAACGCACGACCGTTCATAGGAACGTCATCGTTGTCCAACTGAAGCATCATAGCTCGGATACCAGCATCAGTGATGTCAGCAGCAGCGCCTGAAGACCAAGTAGTACCGTCACCTTCAAGGAAAGTGCCACCGTTCAGTGCTTGAATAGCAGTGAACAAGTCGTTGTCTACCTGAGTAGCTAGAGCGAAACCAGCATCATCAGTATAGAAGCGACGCATTGAAGACAATGACTGCTTCTCTACGATATCTTCGATCATTACGGAGTATTCGTAGTGCTTGTTGATGGTTACGATTGCTTCAGCAGCAGTATCGGTGTTTAGAGTCACTTGAGTGGAAGCCGCCTTAACGTTGGCTGCACCGCGACCCGGCTTAGGGATGTGAATGGAATCGCCCTTCTTACCAACGTGGTTAATACGGGTAACAAGGTTAGCTAGTACAAGGCTCTGCTTGTATGCTGCGATTACTTCGTCTGACCAGATCTGTGGGATAAACTTATCCGCAGTAGTCAGTGTTTGATGATTAGTACCTAGTGCCATTTTATTTAACTCCTATAGTTATTTGACACGATCTTCGGCGTATGCCATCAGAATCTCGTCTGACATGGCGTTATATCGCTCCGGATCATTAATTTTTAAACGGATGAGGTCTGCGCTACGGTAAACTTTCTTACCTCCAACGGATTCCCCTGATGACCTGCTCTCCGTACGACCTGTCTTGAGTGCTCGTTCTTTGGAAGCCTCTTTCGCCGACTCCACCTCCTTAGTTTTTGATATGAGCTGTCGGTCTTTCCAAGTGGAAAGAAGTTCATCGGCTGCATCAAAGTCGTAAGCATTTGCCTCTTGAAAGAGTCGTTGACGGATTTTACTCTGGGAAACCCATTCCTGAAAGTCAGCAGACTCAACTACAGTCTGTGCATCAGGATGTTGCGTCTGAAGCTTCTGAAGGGTCATCTCATGTTGACGTTCTTCTAGTTGCTTCTCGGCTGCCTTGATCTTCGGATTATTCTTGATTTTTTCTTCGATGTACTTATCAGGATCATCGTAGAAGTCAAGAGGGTCTTCTTGCGGACTGTCGGCTGGTTGATTTGTCTGTGTCTTGATGAAGTCTTCGGTGAGCTTACGCAGCTCTCCAATCTCTTGTCCCTTACGGCCCAGTTCTTTTTCTAACTGAGAGTAAGAGTCAACGATCTCTTCTACGGATTTACCTCTGAACTTATCCGGCACTTGATACTCAGCTTCAGCTTGTGTCTCTACGACGGCTTCTGCTCGTACTTCTTGCTCTTGTTCTACTAGTTCAGTAGGTGCTTCAGGTTCATATGACTCAGGGTCAACTACAATGTTATTTACCATATCGGTTTGCTCCGTCCTTTATAGGATTGTGGAGTTAATAAAATGACACTTCAGAGAGGAGCCTTACGGTTATTCCTCGTCGTCAGTATCTACTTGCTTTGTCGTTTCCTCTAATGTGATCAGCATGCTGAGGACTGACATCTGCCCTTTAACGAAGTTAAGGGTCTTCTCATCTTCAATAGCCATTATGTTATTAATCGATTCAGACATATTAGTTAATTCGCCGATAAGGTCGGCCCACCCTGCTGTCGAAAACATATCATAACGATCATCAAAGAATGCTCTATCATCTTTCATCTGTTACTTTCCTTGTGCCTTAGCTCGCGCATTCGCTAGGTTTAGGATAGTCTCAGACTCTAGATGCTTCATTTCTGGTATGTTACGTACAATCTCTGACTCGATTGCAGCAACTTTCATCTGTTTCTCTTGTAGATCCATTGCCTTCTTCTGTAAGTCAAGGATACGTTCATACGCATCGTTGTCTGTAGGCATCTTCTCGGCTGCTTCTGCTTGTTTCTTATACGCATCCGCTAAGGTTTCTTGGATCTGAGCGCCTAGTAGCTGTAGCTGGGCTTGTGCCTCTGCCATAGCCATCTGCTGGGCTTGTTGTGCTGAAGGATCAGGCTGCATCATCTCAGTAATAGACTGAAGCATCTGTTCACGGTTGTTTAGGCTAGAGTTCTCGAATACAGACATCAACAACAACATGAATGGCTTAGACTCCGGTGGGAGCATAGACATTAACTGGATAGTCTGTGTGTTCTCTAGCTCCTTAGCCATAATACCCATAGTAGAATAAGGGGTAAACTTATAGTCAAGGATAGGATAACGCTTGTCATCCAACTGCATCTTACGCCATACAATCTTCTCGATAGCAGGGATAAGGAAATCTGTCTGGAAGGCCATCAAGCTACGCTTCTGACGCTTAATAGACGCAGAAGTAAGCATGGACATGCCACTAGCTGTGTTATTACGTGGGTTAGAAGCACCACCTGTAGCGGAATCCATAGCGCCTGTAGCCATCTGAACCATACGTTCTAGTTCAGCACCCTCAGAGAAGGTGTGTGCAGACAAGTTACCGAAGTTAAACGGTTGGATTACTGTACGTGGATCACCATTCGTTAGGATTGTCTTACCAGCCTTAACGTCTAGCTTAACTCCACGAGGTAGTTTAGTGGCATCCATCGCCATCATTGGGTGTGTAGTCAATGCTAATGCATCAATACGGCTACGTAGCTCAGCATCTAGTGCCTTCTGTGGGTTATAAGCCTTCTCACATACACCACGACCCCAAAACTTGTTAGGTACACGATCCATTTGACACGCTACGTATGGACGATCCTTCATTAAATAAGGATTTTCCTCTGCACGTAGTACAACAGAGTCATTAGCGATGGTTACAACAGA